GGAGAGCTGCTTCTTGATACCAGCTGCATCGCCATCGCCGCCGGCATTTTTCAGCTTCTCCAGCTCCTCGCTCGCGGTGGTGAGCTTTCCCTGGGCCTCCGCCAGAGCGGTCTGGGCGGTGGTGGTCTGGGCCTTCTCCTGGTTGACGTCCTGGGTGTTCATGCCAATCACCTTGTCCGCCTGCTCCTCCGTCAGTCCCAATGCCAAAAGGTCCTCTTTTTTCATACAGTCCTTTCCCGGCGGGCGGTTCAGATTGCCACCCTGCCGTCCCACTTAGGCCCGTGGGGAGGCCAAATCATATAAAACCGCTACAGCGGGTTTTACCGTTTAATGTTAGCGATGATGTACAGCACTACACAAATCACTGCAAAAACTGCCCATATTATAAAGGCAATGATTTTCAGTTTGAAATACAGTTCCACCATGGCATCCTCCTAACAAGAGAACCATCAGAAGCCGAGATTTTCCCGGCAACTGATGGCTCTTGTTCTTAGGTATTCTCTTTTATGACCGCCAATGGGCGGCTGTTCTCCCGCGCTACTCCTGCTGCGTAAAATTGACTGTCACCTATTTCAGTCTCCCTTCCAGTATTCCTTTGGCGATGGTCGCCATCATCCGGTCGTGATCCTGCCCCTCTCCATCAAACGTGCGGACAATGGGATCATCATCGCCATATGGCTCTGCTTTTTTCAAAAGTTCTTCAAAAAAAGTCTTATCCTCTGGTGATAAATTTGACCCCATATTTTTCTGCTCCTCTCAAAAAACGGTCCATAATTTTCGCATACTCTGATGGATTTTTCGCCTGTTTGAGCTCCAAAGAAGCTCGCACATACGCCTTTACAAAGTCAGCCGCCGAGTAATCATCGCTTTTTTGCAGCGCATAAACGCTTCCATTATTTCCAACCGCCGTTAGGAGCGCCATGTCAGCGCTGTTGATAAATCCTTTGATATCGTTTTCGGAAAATGTCAGCCCCGAAGGATGGTTGTGAACAAATATGTGCGGCTCATGACAGAGTGGCGCAACGATCTGATGCCCGGCATACTCGCCTATCTTCCGCTCAATCAGCCGCATATCAGGTGCATAAACAGCCCCGACCTCTGTGCCTACTGGTTTGTCCATCACCGCCCGCAGTAACTCCCTGTGGGCCGTTTGCAGCCGCTCCGCCTGCTCTTGGCTCCAGCCGTCCGGACGGACTTGCGGGACGCGCCGGATGGCTTCTTCGGTGATCGGGATGCCCTTGTATCCCTTATCATTCAGTATACCAGATTCTGTCCGCTTTGCAAGAGGTTTTGAAGTTTTCCCAACATCACCGCCGTCTGGATACAGCACCTTCATCCTTTCCCGCTGCTCCGGCAATCCCGCCGCCTTGCTGAACGCCCTGTACTCCTGGTTCAGCCTCCGCAGGCGGATGTTGGCGGCCTGGGCGTCCTCGGTCAGCCCCGCAGCCTCAAAAGCGGTTTTCCGGCGCTTCAGCTTCCGCACCGTGCGCTCAATCTGGCGCTGCTTCTGGGTGGCCTGATAGTCGTCATACTCCTTGCCCTCAAACTTGATTTTGGGCCGGTTCTCCGGCTTCATGGCCTCCAGTTCCGCATCGGTGTAGGTGCGCTCGGATACGCCCTCTATGTACGGCCAGTAGGAGTGGCGGCAGTTAGCCCCGCCAATGCCAGTTACGGAGCCATAGCCGCACTTTTCCAAAAAATCGGGGTATTCTGCCATTGCCTCACCACCTTCACCAATACTTCCTGTTTTTCCACTTACCACATTTCGGGCAGTGACAACGCCACACTTGGACACGGAACCCGGAATAGTCGTGGTATTCTCTTACCATGTGGCCCAAAATCCAGTCATGCTTGCAGAAAATTTTCATAATAACCTCTTGCAAAATCAGCAGCAGCGGTGTATACTAAATTTAAGGACAATATGTCCGCATGAGCTTGAACCTCTGCCCAGACTGGCGGGGGGGCAGGCTCATTTCTTATATCTAAAAACTTTTGCAATTTCATCCGAGAGTATCACCACAATGTCAACAGAATCTGCGTTGCTATGGCGCATACGGCTGGTGATAATTGATTGAAGCTTTCCCAAATCAATCATCCTCCCTCTGTAATCAAGGAAAATTCCACCAGGGTTTCTATTGATTTGCTTTAGACCGTGTCGTATTGCCGCATCGGCTGCTTTTTCCGTTGTCGCGGTTTTCAAGTCCCACAGCTTTCCGTGCCATATATAATCTGGTGTCTGCACCTTGTCCTTATTGACCTCATCCAGAAGATGAATATCCCCACCGAACATCTTGTGTAACCACTTGGAAAAGTTGACTTCCGCCTGATGGCGACTTTGGTCAAAGTCCGTATCGTATGTAATCGTCCCTTTCCCTGGTGTGGCAGTGTCCAGATATTCCTGTGTCACATCCATCGGTGTTAAGATGGTGCGTGGGGCTGGCTGAACAGGTGCGGGCGCTGCTGCCTGAATTGGAGCAGGCGGTGTTGGCGTTGGCTTTGGTGCCATCTGATGCTCCGGTTCCGCATACCCATCACCGTTCTTCCGCCAGCGGTACACCTTCCCCTGCCATTTCGCGTGGTTCTCCCAGCCCATCGGGCCATCGGTGTTCCGCGCTCCCAGGTGGGCCGTGACCTCCACCAAATCCGTCCCCAGGTAGTCCATAGACTGCTCTCGGTACTTCTGGTTGAGCTGGTTTACTCCCGTCATCACTGCCCGGCGTACGGCAACATCTAAGTGGTCAATATGGCCGCTTTCATATGCTACCCGGTTCTTAAGCGGATTTCCTTTCTTGTCGTAAGCAATGCACAGACCCCTGTCTGCGAGCTGCTTCACCTGCTCTGAAATGGCTTGCGTGTAGCTGATGGCGCCGGACTGGATTTGCATAGCGGCTGAATCAAGACAATGCTGGTAAATCTTTGCAGGCGGAAGCATGTTCAACCGTCCGCCCTGCACCACCAGAAATCCCATAGACCCAGTAATATTTTTATATGCCCCCCAGGTTTGCCGCCGGATAGCAGATATATCTGCGTCATCAATCAGGCGTTCCGGAGCTGTTACATGGGCCAGATCAATCATATCGGTATAGTATTTCTGGTTGCGGGATATCACATCATCCAGAAGCGTATTCAGCTTTTCTTCACCTGTGCTTGTTGCGTTTTGAATTGCTTTTTTGATTTCCGGGATCTCAATTCCATGTGACCGCAGGGCGCGGATGTCTTGCACCGTGACCTCGTTAAGGTTGTCCGCTATTTTAAGCCTGCTGCAAATCTCCTCTAAAAGTTTTAATTCAAGGTCTCGAAATAGTTCGGCAAGTTCTTCTGGGAGGGCATCCAAGATTGCTGGTGAGAAAGGATAGCGGGGCATTTACTCCACCTCTTCCTGTTCCTCATCCACCATATCCTCCATATCCGGCAGCATCTTCCGGGCGGTCTCCTCGTCCTCGCCGAAGTAGCGCATCCGGTACTCCACCGGCCCAATGATGCTGGCGTTCAGCAGGGACAGGCCCATCGCCATATCCTGCCGCTTGGATTCCGGGTCGTCCAGCACCCCGTCCCCCCAGTGGTAATCCACCTTGTATGTACCGGCTGGGGCCAGCTTTGCAAGGTCGCACAAGGCGCTCATAGCGTAAACCAAGCCGTCAAGGGAATCTTGCAGCGCCTTTTGAATGGATTTTTCTGTAACAAACTGCCGCTGCTTCGCGGAAATGATCTCTGTTGCGGTCTTTTCCACACTCTGCGGGTCGGATATGGAGCCGAAAGCTAAACCAACGTTGAACTCTATGCGCTGCAATATATGTTGAAATCCATTGTAAAGCGACTCATCGCGGATTTCGGGGTTGATAAACTGGAAAAAATTACTGTCGCTGAATGTCCCGTATTCGTAAATCTCATCGTCCGCCTGTGAAGAATCCATGACGGACCTGTCAATCATCATCCTGCGCTTTCCGGTCTTATGCTCCCTGATAAGCTGCCTCCATTGCTCGTCCGCCTGCCATATCAGGGATACCGTCGCCCCGGAATATACCGAAACGCCCAGCGGCGACGACATGTCGATATGATTGCCGGAGGGCGGTTTGAAATAAGCGAACAGCGGGCCGTCCAGAAACTCTATTTCTTTTCTTGGCTCCAGGTCCGCCCATTCCCTTACGGAAGCCAGCGGGACTTGATCGCCTATTCCCCCGTCCGCCCCGCTCTTAAAAGCCTTGTTCTCCACCACATAGACGCTGCCCCCGTCCTCACTGGTTTGGTAATCGTGGTATTCCAGCTTGACGAACCAACCCTTTCCCTGCCGGACCGGATTGCTTTCAAATACGCCGCCGACCGCTTTCCCAGCGCCATCGAACCGGGTGGGGGTGAATTTTGTGGTAAAAGCGTCCACAAGTATCCTTCCATTATCAGAATACGGCTTGAGCGCCACACCGCCCAGGCATAGGCCTAACTCAAGATAGATTGCCAATTTTGCCGCTGCGAGCTGCATCTGCTCGTTGATGTACTCCGCCCTGGCGCTGCCGGACACCGCCACGGAAAACTCCGCCAAAGCATGGCGGGCCAGCTCCATGCCGATAGACCGTGGTATATCTAAAGGCCGTAAGCACTCCGACTCCCAGGGGGGATGGTTCGTGTACATTTTCCACCAGAGGTTGATGTTGTCCCGCATCTTCTGCGAAGCGGCGGGGGGAACCCCAAACGCCTTCTCGATGGTTCCGGTTGGCGTGGCCACGCTATTCGATTTTCCGAAACCAAAGAAGTTTCGTACTTGGTCAATGAAACCCATATGTCACTCCCGCAAGTCTTTCCCACACATAGGGCAAAACTCAATGTTAAAAACTTGGTGATAGCCACTGTCAAAATAGATGTACATAAACCCACCATCAACGAAACCCTTCATCCCATATTTTTCGTATACTGGATTACTTTTTTCATCTGAAAAGTTTTTTGTTCAAACTCCGCCGCCCCGCACTTCCCGCTCCATGACAGTAGAACAGAAGTATCGGAGCTGGTCCATTCCGTGGTCGAATTCTTCGATTACGGCGTCCTCCGGTGCGTCGGTGTCCCAACGGTACTGCCCAAATTCAGAAAGAATTCCCACGCACCCCCGGCAGATCAGGACGCGCCCGGCCTTAAGAAGGGACGCTGTAAGCCGTATACCGTCCAGTACGCTGTTGTCTGCGTTCCAGACGGGAAAGCGCCCATGCCGCCGGATGGATTCCTTGAAACTGGCGGCGGACGGGTCTACGATGACGCGCTCGATTTTGCGTCCACCGGCCAGTTTCTCTATTGCTTCATAGTGTTCCTCATCCGTGCGGCGGGGGTTTTTGCTGTTTCCGTCCTCCGCACGGCTGTCGTAGTAGTACTCACTGGCCATGTAGGCCGTACCCTTCCACAGGCACCACAGGCCCGCCGCCGTTGGGTTGACGGTGCCGTAGTCCAGGGAGATGTACCATTTCCCCCGCTGGAGGGCCTGCCAGGGGATTTCCCCGATGGTCATGCTATCATTGAAGAAATCATAGACAAGTCCCTCGGCGACGCACCACATCCCCCGCACATACCGGTCATAGAACACGCCGGAGTACATGGACTGATACCGTGCCAGGGTCTTTCCGCTCAGGCTGGGGTTGTCTGTCATCTCGAAGTGCAGGTAAAGGGCGTTGTGCTCTTCCCGGCGGTCGATCCACTTTTTCTTGAACCAGTGGTTAGGGTTGCCGGGGTTGCAGGAAAACCAGAATCTTGCCCCATCCACGCTACACCGGGCCAATGCCTGGTTGACGAAGCTCTCCGGCATCAGTACCACCTCGTCCAGCAGCACCCCCGCCAGCGTCCGGCCCTGGATCAGGGCGTAGCTGCTCTCGTCCCGTCCGCCGAACACCTCGAAGTAATTCACAATGGGGCCCCGGCGCACCTCCAGAATCTTCTGCGAACGCCGCCAATGGAGCGTATATCGCTTTTTGGCGTAGTGCATGGAGATATACGGTATCACCATATTTTCCGTGGCACTGCCCACGGTCTTGCCGCAGATGCCGAACCGCTGGCTAGAAAACTCCCGCATGGCCCAGTCGATGAAGGCCACGACCTCGATGGAGGTCTTGCCAGAGCGGACCGCGCCGTCGCAGATCAGAGCATCGTAGGGGCTGTAGGGGAAGGCGAGGATTTTCTTTTGCTTTGCTGAAATCATGTGGTAACTTCAAATCTTATTTTCATTTGTGCCGGATAAAGGTCTACCTCTGGCCTGCGCTTCCCGGTCCACCGCAGTCCCCCAGCCCGTCCCACGCATTTCCATCCGGCAGCACGGAGGCTCGTCCCGTTCTCGCTCTCCAGGATGTAAGTCACCAGTTTTTTGTATCCCATGGCACGGGCCACCCTCCATGCGGCGGCGTATAACATGGAACAGGCGTTGTGGGTCCCGTCTGTGCAAAGCCGATTTACCTCCAATGTCCATCCATCGTCTAAATGGCGGGAAACAGGCCGCCCCACAATGGCAACGCCAACTATTTTCTCTCCATCGGAGCAACCGATGGAAAACTTGTGTCCCACAATAGGCCCATGGTGGCGGTGGTTTTGCTCCACAAAGGCATTTGCCTCTTTCAGCGTCATGGGAACAATTTCAAGCATCGCTCTCCAACCCCTCTCCCAATTCTCTCAGGCTCCGGCTCAGGTCGTCCTCGGTAGTTTCGTCCTTCGGGCCATCGTCTTTCGGTTCCCACGTACCAAGGTGTTTTCCCAGCAATTCCAAGGCTTTAATTTTATCAGCCATCTTGTATTTTTTGACAAAGCCGACGTAATCCCCATCGTTATCAGCTACGTCCTGTACATCCAGCCCCACAAGGGCGGCGGCGGCATCATCATCCAACATTGAGATATCCAGCGGCTTCCCGTTCTTGTCGAACATCTTGCGAATATCGAAAAAGGCCAGTTTCGCAGTTTCCCGCAAAACCATGTCCTGAGTAATTTCAGTCCTTTTTTCACGCTCCTGCATGGCCTGATTTATTGCAGTTTCAATCTGAGGTTTTCTAAGGTTTTCGTACCCAATAACCTCAGCTGTCTTTTTGCTATATCCAGCCCTGATCGCGGCGGCAGTGGCATTGAGGTCCACCAGGTATTCCGCCACAAATCGCTTCTGTTTCGGTGTTAATTTCATACCACCACCTCTCAGTCAAAAATGATCTGGAAATCCCCCCGCCGCTCTTCCCGCAGCCCGGGGCGGCTCACGCCGCCCATAGGCCGCAGGGAGGAAAGAAAGGAGGTTCGGCGCGCATGAAAGGAGCACCGCAGATATAGCATAACACAGATTTGGGCGGTCTGTCCCCCAATTGGGGGATGGCTAAAAATTTTTTTCGTTTCCAGCCAAGTAATCCAGCGTCACGTCAAAAAAATCAGCAATCTTTTGGGCGGTGTAAATGTCTGGTATTCTTTCCCCGCGCTCATATCGGGCAATCACGTTCTTGCTCAGCCCGCAGCACTCGCTAAGGGCCTTGCGGGCCATCCTCCGCCTCTCCCGCAGCATCCGCAGCCTTTGCGGGAAGTCACTTCCCATCCGTCGCCACCTCCCGCGTCCACCTGCCGCAGTGGACGAAATTCAAAATCATAAACTTCCCCCGGCACCTCCAGTTTCCGCAGTTGGAGCATTTGGGCAGTTACTCCCGTATTTCCTCCGCGCAAATGTAAATCCCCGGCAACTCCGCCCAAAACTTTTCGCAGATTTCCGATGCCACCTGGGCGTCGTCCTTCCAGAACCCCACGGCGGTCATGCAGTCCTTCAGCAGCTTGTTCAGGTTGTCGGTATCCGGCTTGGAGGTGCGGTACTCGCCGTCCTCATGCTCCCCCCTGGGGAAGCACCACTTCACCAACAGCCGCACAGCACCCTTCAGACGCTGCTCCGGCTTATGCCTGCCCAGGTGATCCGTCAGCTTTGACCGAGCCGCCACCACTTCCGGGGGATCGTAGCTTACCGGTTTACCGTTCACAACCCGCCATTTCTTTTCCTGATGGGTGGCGGTGGGCGGGAGCATCGGTATGAAAAACTCAATCCTCATGTGTCTTTACCTCGCTAAAGTATCGCTTATTTTTCTTCGCGGATGTACTGGGCGGGTGCTCCCTCCCGTGTGTGGGGGCAGCCTATGGCCCCCACACGTAAGGGTGGGCACCCGTACAGAGGGCTTGCCCGATGTAGTACTTATATACGTAGTATATAAAGGTCGCGGGCAGGCGCCCGCCCGGCTTTATTTTTAGGTGCCGGGCAAATGCCCGCCCGGCTTTATTTTTAGGTCGCGGGCAGGTGCCCGCCCGGCTTTATTTTTAGGTGCCGGGCAAATGCCCGCCCGGCTTTATTTTTAGGTCGCGGGCAGGTGCCCGCCCGGCTTTATTTTTAGGTGCCGGGCAAATGCCCGCCCGGCTTTATTTTTAGGTCGCGGGCAGGTGCCCGCCCGGCTTTATTTTTAGGTGCCGGGCAAATGCCCGCCCGGCTTTATTTTTAGGTCGCGGGCAGGTGCCCGCC